TTCGACGGCCTCATCGAGGCGAAGTACGCGCTCAAGCCGCAGTACTGGCCGAGGGCCGTCTGGCTCTTCCACCGGGACGCCGTGAAGCAGATCGCCAAGATCAAGGACTCCGACGACCAGTACCTCTGGCAGCCGTCTGTCCAAGCGGGGCAGCCGGACAGGTTGCTGAACTTCCCAATGCGGGTGAGCGAGTTCGCGCCGAATACTTTCGCCGCCTCGCAGTACGTGGGCATCCTGGGTGACTGGCGCTACTACTGGATTGCCGATGCCCTGGACATGGAGGTGCAGCGGCTGGTGGAACTCTATGCCGAGACGAATGAGATCGGCTTCATCGGCCGACTGGAGACGGATGGCATGCCCGTGCTGCCGGAGGCCTTCGTGCGGGTGCAGCTGGCGGCGTCCTGATGGCCGCCGCCTGAACCGTGAGAGGAGACGGATATGCTGACGGATACCAAGAACCCCTATGATGAGGTCCTGACCTTGTCTCCCGCGTCGCGGACCTCGAATGATCAGGGCGTCGGGGTGGACCTGGCGAACGCCGGTGGTGCCACCATCAACATCCAGGTCGGCACTTGGACGGACGGGAGCCATACGTTCGAGGTGCAGGAGTCTGATGACAACAGCACCTTCAGCGCTGTGGCCGCGGCCGATCTCATCGGCTCCGAGCCAGTGGTGGATGGTGCGACCGACGATGAGCAGGTGTACTCCATCGGCTACGTCGGGAGCAAGCGGTACATCCGCGTCGCGGTGACCGTCACTGACGCGACCTCCGGCGCGGTCTATGGCGCGACCGTGCGGCGGGGCCCGATGCGGAAGCAGCCAGCGTAACAGAGGTGGCAGCGTGCGCGTACGGATGCGGACCAGGCTGGCCGGGCCATCCGGTACGGCTGAGCCTGGCAGGGTGATCGACCTCCCCGACGCGCTTGCCAAGGCCCTGGTGGCGGGCGGCTCTGCCGAACTGGTGGAGCCGTCCGCCAGTGCCCAGGCCGGTGAGCGGCAGGAGGATGTGGAAACCGCTGAGGCACCGGCTTCGGCGGAATGGGCGGTAACGCGGCGGAAGCGGAGGGCACGATGACGGGCTACTTGACCCTGGTGACGCCGCCGCAGGTGGAACCGGTGAGCCAGACTGAGGCCAAGCTCCATCTGCGCGTGGAGCATGAGGATGAGAACACCCTCATCGACGCGCTCATCGCGGCTGCTCGCCAGCACGTGGAGGCCGTCACGGGACGCGCCCTCCTCACGCAGACCTGGGACCTGGTGCTGCCTGGCTTCCCACTCTCAGGGGTCATCGAGCTGCCGAAAGCGCCCCTGCAGTCCGTGACGTCCATCACGTACGTCGATCCGGACGGGGTGCTCAGGACACTGGATCAGTCACAGTACCTGGTCCAGGCGCCAGCCGGGCCGTATGCGGTGCCTGGTCGCATCACCCGCCCGTCCGACGTGGCATGGCCTGCTACTGAGACGTCGCGACTGGACGCCGTCATGGTACGGTTCGTGGCCGGATACGGGAGCAGCGGTGCCGACGTTCCCGAGGCCATCCGGCAGGCGCTGCTGCTGCTCATCGGGCATTGGTACGAGAACCGGGAGGCGGTGAGCGGTGCCGTGGGCGGCGCTGGCATGGCCGACGTGCCCTTCGGCGTAGAAATGTTGCTGACACCATATCGCCTCATCGAGGTTGCGTGATGCGTATCGGGCCGCTCCGCCACCGCGTGACGCTCCAGCAGCGCGCCACAGGGGTGGACCCATACGGCCAGCCCGTGGACACCTGGCAGGACGTGGCGACTGTGTGGGCGCAGGTGGAAGATCTGCGGGGACGGGAGTTCCTGGAGGCCAAGCAGGCGCCGGGGTCTGAGGTCACCACGCGGATCCGTATGCGGTACCGGGACGGCGTCACGCCGGACATGCGGGCCGTTCACAAGGATCGGGTGCTTCAGGTCGTGGCGGTGCTGGACCCGGACGGCAGGGCGACGCGGCTGGAGCTCATGTGTGCGGAGGTGCAGTGATGGCGCGCGGGGTTGAGATTTCCGTCCGGATCGAAGGTGCCGACGCGCTGGCTGCCGCGTTCGAGGACATGGAGCGGCGCGTTGCGCGGGAGACAATGCGGAAAGCCCTGGAAGAAGCTGCCGAGGTCGTGCGGGCTGAGGCATCCCGCCGGGCGCCGCGCCGCACTGGCCGCCTTGCCGAGAACATCATTACCGACTGGGAGGGCGGCAGGGCGCAGGCCGCCTTGGTCGGGCCGCGCGCCGGGAAGCGGACCGACCCGAGGAGTGCATTCTACGGTCTCTTCCAGGAGCTCGGCACGTCCCGCCATCCGGCTCAGCCGTTCCTACGGCCCGCCTTCGAGGCGAAGCGGGAAGAGGCGGGGGAGCGGGCTGCTGCCGTGCTCCGGGATGAGGTGGAGAAAACGCGAGCACGGGGGGCGTAGCCGGTGGACATTGAACAGGCGATCCGGGCGCACCTGGCGACGAACACCAGCGTGGCCTCGCTGGTGGGGAGCCGTATCTACCCGCTCCGCTTGCCGGAGGGTTACGCGCTCCCGGCGCTCGTGTATCAGGTCGTGGCCTCCACAGAGGACGCGGCCCACGACGCGCCTGCTGGAATCGTTTCGGTCCGGCTCCAGCTGGACGCCTGGGGTAGCCGGTACGGGGACGTGAAGGCCGTCCGGGCGGCGGTGCGGCAGGCGCTCCTGGGCCACTGTGGGGCCATGGGCGGACTGGCGTACGTGGCCGTCCCGGCCGTGGAGCTGGAACTGGACCTGTTTGAGGAGGAAACGGGGCTCTACCGAGCGAGCATGGAGTACCGCGTGTGGTACCGCGTGGCGTAGCGCGAGCGGTATAGTGAGTTCCGAAGGAACGGGGCGGCCCGGGTGGCTGTTCCGCAGCATGTCTAGGAGGTGAGAAAATGGCCGGTGAGGCGATTGGACTGGGGACCGAGCTGCAGGTGGGCGACGGTGGTTCGCCCGAGACGTTCACCCCCATCGCGCGGCTGACATCCATCGGGGAAATCAGCCTGGATGCGGATGACGTTGATGTCACCGCGTACGACAGTCCGGACGGGTTCAGGGAGTACATCCGCGGGCTCGTAGACGCTGGTGAGATCCCGTTTACGGGCATCTGGACGGCGGACACGACGCAACAGGCGGTGTTCACCGACATCCTGGGCGGCCCAGGGCAGGCGAACAAGAACTACAAGATCGTGTTTCCCGGCTCTCTGGGGGAGTTCGCGTGCTCCGGCTACATCAAATCGGTCGGGCTGAACCCGCAGCTCGATAACCGGATCGAATTCTCCGGGGCCATCAAGATCTCCGGCAAGCCGACGTTCACGGTAGCGCCGTAGTAGGGGTGATGTATGCCTGACCCGAGTGCAGAGATCCCGCTGGAGGCTGGCGGGCAGCGGTACACACTCTACGTCGGCAATCGGGCGCTGCGGCTCTTCGAGCGTGAGGCTGGCCGCACCCTCGAAGCGGCGGTGCAATCCATGGGCATTCAGGAGATGACGCTCATGGTCTGGGCGGCGCTCCAGCAGCACCACGCGGGGCTCACCATCGAGGATGTCGACGACATCATCGACGCGGCAGGGTACTCGGTGGTGCTGGACGCTCTCCAGCAAGCTTACAACGCGGCGATGCCGCGCGTGAGCCAGGATGCTGGGAAAAACCCTCCGGTGGCTGGGACTGGGAGGCCGTCCTCCAGGCGGCACTCGTAGCCGGTCTCAGCCATGACGAGTTTTGGGCCCTCACGCCGCGTGAAGTAGTGGCCTCGATTGAAGCGTACGTCACGCGGCAGGAGCGGGCAGACTGGCGGGCAGCGATGGTGGCATCTGTCATCGCGGAAGTGAACCGGAATCCCAAGAAGCGAACCCGGCCCTTTACACCGGCCGATTTCATGCCCAAGCGACGGCGGGGCGCGCAGACGCCGGAGCAGCAGGCGGCGCTGCTGCGGGCCCTGACCGTGGCGCTGGGCGGCGAGGTGCGAGTCCGTGGCCGTTGACGTCGGAACACTGCGCATCCGCATCCTCTCGGACCTCAGTGAGTTCATGCGGGGGATGCAGGACGTCCAGGGCAGGTTGCGCAACCTGGGCTCATCCCTCCAGGAGACGGGGCGCACGCTGTCCCTTGGCATCACTGCGCCCCTCACCGCCCTGGGTGGGTTCGCTATCAAAAGCGCCATCGACTTCGAGTCCGCCTTCGCTGGCGTCCGAAAGACCGTGGACGCTACCGAAGAGGAGTTTGCCCAGCTTCGGCAGGGCATCCGGGACATGGCGAAGGAGGTGCCCGCTTCGCGGGAAGAGATCGCCGCCGTGGCCGAAGCGGCGGGCCAGCTTGGCATCTCCACCGAGAACATCATGAGCTTCACTCGGACCATGATCGACCTCGGTGTGAGCACGAACCTGAGCTCCGACCAAGCGGCTACGGCGCTGGCGCGGCTCGCGAACATCACCCAGATGCCGCAAGACCAGTTCGACCGGCTGGGTTCGACCATCGTTGCCCTCGGTAACAACCTGGCGACCACGGAGGCTGAGATCGTCGAGATGGGCCTCCGGATCGCGGGTGCTGGTCACCAGATTGGGTTGACGGAGCCGCAGATCCTGGGTTTCGCGGCCGCCCTATCCTCCGTCGGTATCGAGGCGGAGGCCGGTGGCTCGGCCATCAGCCGGGTGATGATCGAGATCGCGAACGCGGTATCCGACGGCGGTGAGGACCTCGCCCGGTTCGCGGCCGTGGCTGGCATGACAGTGGATGAGTTCCGCACGGCGTTCGAGACGGACGCTGTGGGCGCCATCATCGCGTTCATCGAGGGCCTGAACCGGATGTCCGCCAGCGGTGAGAATGTTTTCGAGGTTCTCGATGAACTCGGGCTTTCCGAGATCCGCGTCCGGGACGCGCTCCTCCGGATGGCCGGTGCTGGCGACTTGGTCCGGGAGTCCGTCGAACTGGGGAACAAGGCATGGGAAGAGAACACGGCCCTGACCAACGAGGCCAGACAACGGTACGAGACGACGGCGTCCCAGCTTCGCATCCTCTGGAACCGGCTGACGGACGTGGCCCTCACCATCGGAGAGGTGCTGCTCCCCAAGGTCAACGAACTCATCGACCGGGCACAGCCGCTCATGGACCGACTGGGTGCGCTCGCGCAGAAGTTCACGCAGCTTGACCCAAAGCTCCAGAACTTCATCCTCATCGTGGCGGGGATCGTGGCGGCCATCGGTCCGCTCCTGGTGATGCTGGGGGTGGTCGCATCTGCTCTCGCCGCCCTCTCCCTACCCATAATCCTCGTGGTGGCTGGCGTCGCGCTGCTGGCCGCAGGCATCGCCGCGCTCATCATCTGGTGGGATGACCTGTCGGCACGGTTCTCAATCCTTGGTGAGTTGCTGAACTGGCTGCGCGGGCAGTGGGAGCATTTCAATTCCTGGATTCACTCTGACGCCATTCCTGTCTTCGAGAACGTCCAGGCCGCCTTCGCCAAGGTGCAGGAAGCTGTGGGCTACCTTCGCGCGGAGTGGGCGGAATTCTGGGCCTTCATCAGCCCTACGCTCTTTCGTCTCACCGACTGGATCGGGACCCAGATCCCGGGAGCCGTGGACTTCCTCCGATCGCAGTGGGAGAGCTTCTGGGGCGCGGCAGGTCCGCACGTGACTGAGGCCGTGCGCGTCGCCCTCGACTTCCTGGGGCGGTTCGCAGGGTTCATCCGGGATGAGGTTCTGCCGAGGCTGGGTGAGTTCATCGATGCCCTGGCCGATCCGATTCGGACTGGGCGGGACCTGGCCAACACACTGAGCGGCCCTCTCACGACGGCCCTCACCACCGTCAAGGATGTCACGGCAGACGTGGTCGGCTTTTTCGACCGGTGGAAAGGCGTCATCGTACCGGTCGCCGCAACGATTACGGGCCTCTTGATCCCCGCCATGATCAAGATGGCAGTCACGGCGGTCACCAGCGCAGCGCAGGCCGTCGGCGCGTGGCTCGCCATGAAGGCGCAGGCCATCGCGACTGCCACGGTGCACGCGGTCACCGTGCTCCCGCAGATCATCGCGTCGTGGATCAGCATGGGCGCGCAGGCCGCGATCAACGCGGCGAAGGTGGTTGCCAGCTGGGCGCTCACGGGTGCCTCTGCGGTGACTGCGGCCGTCACGCATGTCGTGCAGATCGGGATCATGGTGGCCCAGTGGGCCCTGCTTGGTATCCAGTCGCTCATCCATGCTGCGAAGGTCGCGGCGGCGTGGTTCATCGCCCTGGGCCCCATCAGCTGGGTCACGGCTGCCGTGATCGGTCTGGTGGCCCTCATCATCATGAACTGGGACACCATCGCTCGGGTGACGACGGAGCTCTGGGAGGGGATCAAGAACGTCACGACACATGTGTGGAACGGCATTAAGTCGTTCCTGTCGGGCAACTGGCAAGAGATCCTGACGATCGCACTGCTCATCTTGACAGGCCCCGGCGGCCTGGTCTTCGCGTTCACCAGCAACGCCTTCGGCATCCGAGACAAGGTGGTGGCGGCGTTCACCACGATGAGGGACTGGGCCGTCGGTGCCGTGCGCGGCCTGCTGGACGGCGCCATCTCGCTGTTGTCTGGCCTCCTGGACTGGGTGCGCGGCTTGCCCGGCAGCATCCTGGAGGCCCTGGGCGACTTGGGCTCGCTCCTTTGGCAGGCTGGGCGTGACCTCATCCAGGGCCTTATCGACGGCATCAAGAGCATGGCTGGAGCCGCGAAAGAGGCAGCCAAGGGCGTGGTGTCGGGGGTCAAGAACGCGGTTACGGGATTCCTGGGCATCCGCAGCCCATCGACCGTGTTCATGGAGATTGGCCGGGACCTCACGGCTGGGCTGAGCCTTGGCCTGGAGCGTGGGGCGGCTGAGGTGGCGCGGGCGGCGGAAGGGCTCGCTGGGATGACGGTGGCGCCGATGGTATCGTTGGGGAGCGCTGGTCATAGTCCGGCCCCGCTGGTGGGAACCGTCACCATCAACGTGAGCGCCATCTCTCGTGACGACGCGGACGCCGTCGCCCGGGCCGTGGACGAACGCATCCGCCGGGTCCTGAGCGATGTCGCGCGCAGTCAACCGCTCATCGGGCGGCAGGCAGGGAGGGCGTAGGCCATGCCTAGGGTCGGGCAGACTGGGGCCACCAATTGGGAGTGGTACGGGCTCAACATCCAGAACCAGGTCGGGCAATTCTGGCAGATGCCAGCCGACGGGTGGATCGTCCAGTGCGGCGTCCACATGGGCGGCTACAACGCGTCGCCGAATGTCGAGATCTGCCTCTGGGATGTGAACAGCGGCTGTTATCAGAAGCTCTGGGGGTCAGGGATCTTCCAGGTTGGCAACGGGCGCGCTTGGCGGGAGGTGGCAGTGCCCGCACTGCGCCGCGCCGCCGGTCAGGGTGTGCGCGTCGGATTCTGGCGCGACCAGGCCGTCGCGGCCCAGTGGTCCTATGCCAACGACGGCGGCGTGCATGAACTGGGCGGCCCGAACGGTACGTGGGGCGGCACGAGCCTCTGCGTGAATGAGTCCCACAGCCACGGTTCCCTCACCAGTTACTTCGACTACGTCCCGAACAATGCGCCCGTCATGGACGGGTGGGTCTCCGCGCCCAGCGGGTCCATCACTGACACCAACCCACTGTTCCAGGGCCGGATCAACCACGGGGCCGATCAGGCATACGACACGACGAGCAGCGTCCACTGGCAGGTTTGGCGCGTTGACAACGGCCAGTACCTCATCAACCAGGAGGTCACTGCCGGGATCAACAACAGCACCCGCGTCTGGTCACTCCGGCCGAGCGACATTAGCGTGACGCTCCCCGTCGGCGTCACGCTCCGCTCACAGTTCCGGCACAAGGACTCGTGGGGCCTCTGGTCGCCGTGGTCACCGGTCACTGAGTTCCAGATCAACGCCGGGCCGAACCTACCGACGCTGACCGGGCCGAGCGGGAAGATCAACACACTCACGCCGACCTACCAGGGGAGCTATTCCCACCCGAACGGCCTCGCTGCCAACCGCATCCGCGTGTGGCTCTTCAGTGCCATCGGCACCCTCCTGGACACGAAGGAAGCGGCTATCAGCGTCGCGAGCGGGGGTAACTGGGCCATCAGTCACTCCACGCTCGGCCTCACGTCCCTCCAGTGGGGGACGGCGTACACGTGGTCGGCGGCGCTGAGGGATACCGCTGGTGTCTGGTCCAATGGGTACTTCATGGAATTCCGCACGAACGCCGCGCCCGATGTGCCCAGCAGCCTCACGCCCGGCGGTGGCGCGGTGGTGTCGGGAACCGTGGTCCTACGGGCGATGGTCAGCGACCCGGACGGCGACACGCTTACGGCCCTGACGTGGGACCTGTGGAACGTCACCGACGACGTCCAAGTGGCGGGCTACCCGGCGACGCAAATGGGCTCCTGGGCGAATTGGAGCACGGTTAGCCGGGACGTGACTGCGGCACTCACGCTGGGAAAGCGCTACCTGTGGAGACTGAAGGCACATGACGGGACGCTGGAGGGACAATACGCGGCTTGGCGCGCGTTCCTGTATACCAACGCTCCCTCGGTGGTCTTGACGACCCCGGCCAACGGCGCAACCGTCACGAACCCGGCACTGACCATCACCATCACGTACAGCGGTTCGGCGGCAAAGGTCAGCGACCGCACGCTCATCGAGCGTGAGGAGAGCGACGGCACGTGGACCACGGTCTATGACTCCGGCTACGTATCCGGGGCGCGGACCTCATGGACCACCCCGGTGGGCGTGCTCCTCAACAACAGCACGTACCGGATCACCGTCTGGGCCAGGGACACGAACGGCCTCGAGGGCCAGTCAACCCCGGCCGTCTTCACGACCTCCTGGACGCCGCCGCCCGCGCCGGTGCTGACCGTGGCGGCCGGTGATCCGACCTATGCCGTCATCAACCTCGCGTGGCAGCAGACGAGCCTGAGCGACAGTGAGTTCGTCGCCTACGAAGTCGCCAAAGAAGCGATGGAAGAAGGCGGGCTCGTCACCGTGGCCTATCTGCGGCGGCGGGACCTGACGAGCTACACGTACCACTTCCCGGTATCCGGGCGGGCGTACACGTTCCGGGTGCGGGTCTGGCAGCAGGTGGGCGTGGAGTTCGTGCCCAGCGACTGGACGTCCACACCCGGGCTCGTGGTCCAGTACGACCAGTGGTGGATCAAGGCCGTGGACGATCCCGTGGGGCTCCGGGTCCCGTTCCGCTCGCGCGTGGCCCAGCCGCCACAGGCCACGGGGCAGGCGGACCAGACTGCCATCCGTGCATGGGGCGCGGCCGCGCCGATCCACCTGGTCGGTGAAGGCCGGATGCGCTCCGGCAACCTCCAGGTCACCGGCTGGGAAGGCGACGGTCTGCCGGTGTCGCTCACGGACCGGCTTAGGCAATTGCGGGAGCTAGACCAGCGGCGCGGGACGGTGTGCCTCCTCATGCAGTACCCGCCGGATAAGGCATTCGCGATGCTGGGCAGCATCCGCTACCAGCCCGACGTGGCCTTCGGAGAGGTGGTGGACGTGGACTGGGAGGAAACGGCCTACGACGAGGATGTGACGGCGCGGGGTGAGGGGCTGTGAGCGAGCGCATCTACGTCTGGCCAGACCTGCTGGGCTACCGGGAGACGGTGCTGGCCGACCGCCCGGTAGCGTACTGGCGGCTGGGGGAACTCTCCGGCACCACGGCGCGGGATGCCAGCGGGAATGGCCGGAACGGGACGTACCAGGGCAGCCCGGCCCTTGGGGCGGCCAGCTTGCTCCGGGACGATCCGGACGCGGCCGTGCAGTTCGACGGGTCGAACGACCAGGTCGTGGTGGGCAGCAACGCGGCGTTCGGGAGCCAGGCGTTCAGTGTGGAGTGCTGGGTGCGCACTGATACCCTCCGTGCCCAGGGCATCGTCTTCAAGACTGG